CCACCGGGTGGCCATCCTCGAGGAGGGCATGGCCTGGCAGTCGATCGGCCTGCCCAACTCCGACGCCCAGTGGCTCGAGTCGCGGAAGTTCTCGATCTCGGAGGTGGCCCGGATCTACTCGGTGCCGCTGCACATGCTGGGCGACCTGGAGCGGGCGACGTTCTCGAATATCGAGCACCAGGGGATCGAGTTCTCGAAGTTCTCGATCCTGCCCTGGTGCATCCGGCTGGAGCAGGAGATCAACCGCAAGCTGCTGCCCGAGGCCGAGCGCGGCCTGTTCTACCTCCGCCACAACCTGGACGGGCTGCAGCGTGGCGACGCGGCCAGCCGGGCCAGTTTCTACAACACGATGTTCCAGATCGGGGCACTCTCGCAAAACGACATCCGGGCCCTGGAGGAGCAGAACCCGATCGAGAAGGGTGACGTGTACTTCGTGCCGCTGAACCTCCGGCCCAGCGACGAGGAGCCCGAGCCGGCACCGGCACCAGAACCCGACCCGCCGGCACTCGACCCCCCCCAGGAGGACGACGAGGCGATGCGTGCGGCACTGCGTGACCTGCTGGCCGATGGCCTGCGGCGGGTACTGGGACGCGAGGCGGTCCAGGCCCGCAAGGCGGCCAGGGATCCGGGCAACTTCCTCGACTGGCTCGACGACTTCTACGGCTCGACCGGCAAGCTGGCCGAGTACCTCCGCAGCTCGATCCGGGCCTGCGAGGCGGCCGGCTACGAGGTGGGCGACCTGCTGGGTGATCACGTCACCCGCAGCCAGGAGGAGCTGCTGGAGGTGGCCGGCACATCGACGGCCAGGACGCTCGAGGCCAACGTCGACCAGGTGGTCGAGCAGTGGCAACACACCAGGCCGCACCAGGTGGCCTCTACCGTTCTCTGAAAGGACTCAACGAAATGAACGAAACCCGACAAATTGACGCGGCCGACACCGAGCTGCGTTTCGATGAGGCCGAGGGCCGGATCACCGGCTACGCCGCCGTCTTCAATTCCCTCAGCAGCCCGATCGGCGGCCAGTTCCGCGAGCGGATCCTGCCGGGTGCCTTCAAAAACGTCCGGGGCGAGGACGATATCATCTCGGCGGTCAACCACGACGACTCGAAGATCCTGGGCCGCCGCTCGGCGGGCAACCTCGAGCTGAGCGTCACCAAGCGGGGCCTCCGCTACTCGATCACCCCGCCGGACACCTCCTATGTCCGCGACCTGGTCGAGAACATCCGGGCGGGCAACGTGCAGGGCAGCTCATTCGAGTTCCGCGTGCACGACGGCGGGGACGCCTGGGTCAATGATGAGGGCGAGATGATCCGCGAGCTGCGGGCGATCGACGTGTTCGAGGTGGGTCCGGTCACACGGCCGGCCTACCCATCAACCGACGTGGCAATGCGGAGCCTGGAGGCCTGGCGTGCCGCCCAGGACGAGGAGGCCCCCGACCCCGAGCCGGAGCCGACCCCCGACCCGCAGACCCCGACCGATGTGCTGCGGGACAAACTTTCTTTGACCGAGGCGGCCGCCCGCGGATAGACTGCGGACACAACTCAACTATTCCCCCACCGGCCGTGGCAGCGTTCATACGCCAGCCAGCCAGGCGGGGCGAAGGCGGAGGACGGCCAGTTCATACCGGCCCGATCTGCCGAGTGGGATTCGTTCATCGACTCTCACCGGCAAACCGGGCCGGTTTTTTGTGACCCCTGGCGTGCCGGTGGCAACCAGGGGACAACAAAATGCTCAAGCAACTGCAAGCCGACCGCCTCGAAGCGATCACCAAGGCCCGCGGAATCCTCGACGCCGCGGACAACGACAAGCGATCACTCACCGCCGAGGAGCGTGAGACCTACGACAAGTTCGACGCCGAGCTGGGCCGGATCGACGGCGAGATCGACGCGATCATCGAGGACGAAAAACGCCACGAGCGGCTCGCCGCCGCCGAGGCCCGCAGCCAGGAGGCCGAGGCCCGCAGCGTGCCGGCCGAGCAGCCCGCCGCGCTCTTCGCCGACGATGCCGGCGAGACCCGTGGGACCGCGTCGGCCGAATACTCCGACGCCTGGTGGAAGTGCATGAGGCACTCCCGCTCGATGCTCGATTCGAGCGAGTTCCGGGCGCTGCAGGTCGGCACCGATTCCGAGGGTGGATACCTGGCCCCCGACGAGTTCTGGAACTCCGAGCTGGTGCAGGCCCTGGAAGAGGCCAACATCATGCGGAGCCTGGGCAACGTGATCCAGACCTCCAGCGGCACGATGGAGATCCCGGTCGTGAGCTCACACGGCGCCGCGGCGTGGACGGCCGAAGAGGCCGCCTTCACCGAGGGCGACGAGGCCTTCTCGATCGTGACGCTCTCGGCGTACAAGGCCGGGACGATCATCAAGGTCGCCGACGAGCTCCTCAACGATTCCAGCTTCGATCTCTCCAGCTACCTGGCGAGTGAGCTGGGCCGGCGGATCGGGGCCCTGGAAGAGGCCGCGTTTGTCGACGGCGACGGTTCGAGCAAGCCGACCGGCGCGGTGGGTGGATCGACCGCCGGCGTGACCGCCGCGGCCACCGGGGCGATCACCGGCAACGAGGTCATCGACCTCTACCACGCTCTCGGGCGGCAGTACCGGAACAACGCCGCATTTTTGATGGCCGACGCGACCCTCAAGGCCGTTCGCCAGCTGAAGGATTCCGACGGCCAGTACATCTGGCAGCCGGGCCTGCAGCCGAGCGAGCCCAACAACATCCTCGGCCGCCCGGTCTACACCAGCGAGTCTATGCCCGCCCTGGGCACGGGTGCCAAGACCGTGCTCTTCGGCGACTTCAGCAAGTACTGGATCGCGGACCGTGAGAGCGTAGTGCTCAAGCGGCTCGACGAGCTCTACGCCGCCAACGGTCAGGTCGCCTTCCGGGCGCACCGCCGGGTCGACGGCAAGGTCGTGCTCGCCGAGGCCATCCAGCACCTCGTGCAGGCCTAGAGCCTGACCGACGCGGGAATCACCCACCGAGATTCGGAGCCTGACAAATGCAATGTGAGATCCTCACCTCCTTCGCTGGTGTCATGGGTTCGTTCTCGGCGGGTGAGACCGCCGAGGTGCCCGACGACCACGTCTCTGAGCTCACTCAGCTCGGTTGGATCAACCCCCTGGGCAAGGTCAAGCGGCGGAAGGCGGTCAAGGACAAGGCCGAAGTCCCCGCCGGCGAGGATGATAATTAATGGCCCTGGTCAAAGTGACGGCAGCCACCCAGGAGCCGGTCACCGTTGACGAGCTCAAGGACCACCTGGTCATTGACCACGCCGACGACGACAACTACCTGGCCACGTTGATCGCTGCGGTGGTGCAGTTCCTGGGCGAGGTCCAGGACCGCACTTTCGTCACGACCACTTGGGATCTGAAGCTCGACCGTTTCCCCTCGGGCAACGGCGTGATCGAGCTGCCGCGGTCCCCGGCGGCCTCGGTGACCTCGGTCAAGTACCAGGACCTCGACGACGTGGAGACGACGCTGGCGGGGAGCCTCTACACGGTCGACGCCTCGAGCGTCCCGGGCCGCCTGCAGCCGGCCTACGACGAGAGCTGGCCCAGCACCCGCGGACACGTGCACGACGTGACTGTGCGTTTCGTGGCCGGCTACGGTGACCCCGCCGATGTGCCCCGTGCCCACCGGCACGAGATCCTGATGCGGGCTGCTGACCTCTACGAGCACCGAGAGGCGTCGGTCACCCGCCGCCACGAGACCAACTTCGCCGCCGAGGCCCTCTTCCAACTCAACCGGGTGTTTTGATGGTCGCGGGAATGTTCCGAGAGCCGGTGCGGGTGGAGACCCGCGACGAGACCACGCTCAACTCGTACAACGAGCCGGCCCCCTCGTGGGTGCTGCTGCTGGACACGCGGGCCGCACTCCGCGGACTCTCGGGCCGCGAGCTGGCCGCCGCTGATGGGATGCGGGCCGACGTGACGCACCTGTTGACGATCCGCTCGAGCAAGCTGAGCCGCACGATCACGCCCAAGGATCGAGTGATCATCGACGGGAGGACGTTTGAGATCCTGGCCGCGGTGGACAAGGCCGGCCGCCGCCGCGAGATCGAGCTGCAGTGCAGGGAGTCGGTCTAATGGCGTGGAGCAAAAAGCAGGGCATGTCGATCGAGGGGATCAAGCCCTTCACGGGCAAGCTCAAGAAGCTGCCCGAGAAGATCCAGGCCAAGGTGGCCCGCCAGGCGGTCAACGCCGCCGCCGGCGAGGTCCGCAAGACCGCCAGGAAGCTGGTCAAGCAGAACGCCCAGGGCGAGGGGCTCACCCCTGACGGCAGCCCGCGTGACCACCTCTACAAGTCGATCATCAACAAGACAAAAAGCTACGGCAAGGACAAGATCCCGGTAGGCACGATCGGCACCCGCTACAAGGCCAGCCCGCACGATCACCTCGTGCACGAGGGGACCGCCGCCCACGACATCGAGCTGACGCTGCCCTCCGGCGGCCAGGTGACGGTGCAGCACCCCGGCTCCCGCGGCTACCCGTTCATGGAGATCGCCCTGGAAGACAGCCGCGGGCGGGCCGAGCGGGCGATGGTCAAGAAGCTGGAGACGGCGATCGTGAAGGAACTGCAGAAACAGAAGGACGCCAAGTGACGATCAAGAAGGGATTGATCGACTACCTGCTGGACCAGTCGCCCGTGACGGCGCTGGTCTCGACCCGGATCCGGCCCGGCCTGCCCGAGCAGGGCCTGGCCCGGCCGCACCTCCGCGTCGACCAGGGCGGCGGCGAGGTCCATTACTCGATGGCCGGCAATACCGGACTGGCCGAGACAGTCTTTGACATCGTCTGCGAGGCCGACAGTGAGAAGGATGCGGCGGACCTGGCCGAGACGGTACGCAAAGAGGTTGACGGCTACTCGGGCACCTGGGGCAGCGAGACGGTCAAGGCGAGTTTCTGGCGGGGCACCCGCGACAGCAGGACCTCCCCCACCGACGGCGGCGAGCTGGGGCAGCCCAGCCAGACGGTGGCGGTGCAGGTCATGCACAACGTAACGGTGCCCAGCTGATGATCACAATCCAGGCCAAGAGCAAGACGGGGCAACTGGTGGACTTCGAGGTCGACCGGATCGTCTCGATCGACGGGGAACCCTACACGGCGAGCGCCTCTGAGATCCGCGACCACCTGATGGTGATCGAGGGTCGGGTGCAGGCACTCGAGACCATCACGCAAACCAATTCTCTCGCGGGAGTCTAAATCATGGCAGACAGCGGATTCGGCACAACTATCACGTTCTCAACCGGATTTTTCGCCGAGGTCATCTCGGTCGACGGTCCCGACCTCAGCCGGGAGCCGATTGATACGACTCACATGACCACCACGGATGGTCGAATGACCTACATACCCAGCGACCTGATCGACGGCGGCACGCTCTCGGTCGAGATCGCCTACGTGCCAGCGACGGCCCCGCCGATCTCAGGCGCCGCGGAGACGGTCACCGTCACCTACCCGGACTCATCGAGTGCGGCCTTCTCGGGATTCCTCACGAGTTTCTCAAGCTCGATCCCGATTGATGACCGCATGACCGCCTCCGCCGAGATCAAGGTCTCCGGTGACGTGACGTTTGCCTGATCCCATCTGTGAGATCCTACGACCACGACGCGCGGGAACCCGTCGAGGCCGGCCCAGGGGACAGCCGGCCGATGATATGACCCCCACCCGCGATGAGAGGTAGTTGACGATGACGAGCAGATTGAGAGATTCGATCCTGGCGGCCGACGACCTGGAGCGTCAGCCGGTCAATATCGAGGGCTGGCACTTCCCGGTCTTTGTGCGGGTGATCTCAGGCCGCGAGCGGCAGCAGCTGGTCGAGAAGTGGGGCGAGGTCAAGGAGGACGAGGCGGCGATGCAGGATCTGCTGCCGTTCGTCTGCGCCTTGTGCCTGGTTGACGAGGGCGGGGACCAGCCATTTGAGCCGACCGAGGCGGGTGATCTCGAGCTGCTGAAAGCCAAGGGTGCCCGGCAGTTGGAGGCGGTCTACCACGCGGCGATGAAACTCAACGGAATGGAGGACGACGCGCTGGATGAGGCGGTCGCGGATTTTACCGAAACCCAGAGCGACGATTCTGGTTCCACCTAGCCCGGACCGTCACCCACACATCAGTCAAGGAGGCCCAGCAATCAATCGACTCGCGGGAGTTCACCGAGT